TCAGGAACCATGTGTTGGTTGATGTCAAGAAGTGGTTAACGGTGTAGCCTTCAGGAATAGCTCCGTTGTTCTTGATCGCGTTAATGTCGTTGTTGTTTGTACCAACGCGCAATTCTGTCTCTAAGAGACGTGTTGCAACGAACATTAATGATGGAGGAACAATGAGTTTCTTAGGCTTAGCAGCGATCAAAAGTCCACGCTCGTCTGTCCAAGCAGCGATCTGGATAACGGCAGCTTCTAAAGAAGTTTCGTTCAAATCGGAAGGAGTTGTGAATGTGTTGGCGTTTGTACCGCCATTGACCAATGGGTGAGCTGTAGAGAACAATGCAACGTTATCGCCACCGACATAAGCGGAGTTATAACCGTTGTTCAATACTGCTGCAGCCTTAACCTGCTTGGTGTAAGCCATAGCGCGAGCAAGAGCCTTGGTGTAACGTGCTGACAAAGAGTCATACAAGTTATCTTCAATCGCTTCTTCAGTGATTGAGAATCCAAGAGCAATAGTCTCGTGGTTGTAACGAGCTGTCCATGCTTCCTGAGCATTGTCATAAGCGATGGCTGAGCCCTCGTTCTTGACTGGTGCTGCAGAGAAACCTGACAGTTTTGTTTCTTCTTCAAAAGAACGCTCAGAGGTTTCTGTTTCGTAGATCTCTTTGTGCTCTTCGCCGTATCTTGCATACTCAAGTCCGAACAGTGCGTTCAATCCTGGGAGCAATTCCTTCAATAGTTGTGCGCGTGAAATAGCCATTTATATGCTCCTTGATTATGCTGCTGTTGCGTTTAAGTAGCCGTGGTAACCGAAGTTCCACTGTACTTGAACTTCTGGGTAACCGACGAAAGACAGTGCTGTACCGCTTGCAATCGTAACTGCGGCAGACAATGTAACGGTTGTACCGCTAATGTTAGTTACAGTTAAGAAGTTGCTTGCTAAAGCGCCAGTAACACCTGGAACAATCAACTGCATACCGGGGCTGATCGCTGTATTAGCGGCAGTCAAAGTAAGTGTTGTGCTTGAACCGGATGTAGAACCAACTGCAGTAACAGTAACTGCTGTGTCTGGAACAACGTTAACAACGCGGAAAGGAGCGGTAGCAGTAACACGTGTGTTACCTTGTGTGCCAGAAGTAACAACACCACCTGTCAAGCCCATTGCTGAGTCGCCAGTTGTAGTGTTACCAGAAGCAGAACCGCCGTTTGAACCGTTTGTTACCAAGAACATGTTAGACCCAATGAAAGATGGGTTTACATAACCGATGGTAGCGCCAGGTGTATTAGATACAGAAGATGTACCTTGTGTGAGCACTGCAGATTGGAATACAGCATAAGGATCATCAACTACATAACCTTGCAGACTGTTAGGTCCATAAGCAGTATTAGTAATTGTGTTAGCTGCATAGAACTGCGCACGTACTGTTTGGCTCATTGAGTTAACGTATTGAGCGCCAACAAAAACACCAATAGTACCAGCAACAGGAGAGTTAGCTGCACCGAGAGTAGTAACAACTAATGAACCACCACTTGCTGTAACGACGTCGCCGTTGAACATGTTGTAGCCATAGCTTGAAGCGATAGGAATGAGTCTGGTAGAACCAGAAAACACTCTACCACCTGACAGACTTACAGGCTTTAGGCCGTAAGCTGCGGGAACGATAGGATATGCCATTTAAAAACTCCTAAATTTATTTAACACCAGCTCCAAAACTTCCGCCTCTTGAGCTTGTTGACTGCCTTTCGGAGAACAAAGTCGCCATGCGTGGGTCCTGGTTTTTTAAGAAATTGTTATCTACGGAATCCATCTGAGCTCTGTTTTGTTTCTGGTAGTACTCGTCCATTGCTTTAACGCGTTCTGTTGGCATCATGCAAAGCATAAGGCCTCCAATTTCCACGTTACCGTTGGCGTTTCCTTCCAGCATAAGCTCTGGATGGTTTGATGCCTTGACCGGCTCCCAGCCATCTCTGCGTTTTCTAGACACATTGGTGGGGTCCGCAATACTCATTACATGGGTAGCAATCCAGCGGAAAGACATACCTGGTATGGGTGTTGGATCTGGCAACTTACTCGACGGTGTATACACATATCGAGCTTCTTCTGTGCGTGTTGTTAAATCACGGGGGGTACGGTTGTTGTTACTATTAGCCATTTGATTTCTCCAATTTTAAAACTTCTGCTGCATACACTTTGGGGTCCATTTTGAACTTCTTAGCCAACGCAAGTTGGGTCGTAGTCAACTGAATCTTCTTTGTTCCGGAAGATCGAGCCGCAGGTGCGGTAACAGACGGAGTTTTCTTTGGAGGTTCAGCAGGCGTACTAGCCGGTGCCGTAGCCTCTCCAAACATCTCTGGAAAGGTCTTCTTGATGCGGGAATCAATCGCCTCGTAGTACTGATCAGTACGTGGGTCTACCCCCGAATTCACTAGTTTTTGATGCAGTCCTAGTGCGTAACTGGTTATATCTTCAAATCCTGGTTGACCGTACCACTGGTTTTTGGCTTGCCAGCGCAAGAGCTTTTCATCGCGGTAAGGTTGTTGGACCTGTTGTGGAGCCGAATATACATCATTTTTTTCTGTTTGTAAAGGGGTCGGCCTGAAATTTTTTGCTTCTTCTGCACGAAGTTTAGCAACAGTCAATGCTTCTTGTGCAGCAATGATGGCGTCTGTATCAAAAGCTTCTTGTGCTGCTTTGTACTCACGGCGAGCTTTGTCAAGTTCCGCTTCCGCCGCAGTTTTAGCCATTGCTGAGTACTGCTCAGTGCCGCTGTTGACCACTTGTTTGAGGCGTTTATTTTCCTCAAGCATTTGCTGAGCTATTCTTTCTAACTCTGCTTTCTCTCGCGCCATGGCTTCTTTAGCCCGTCTTTCGTCGTGCCTTGCATGCGTGAGTTCTTTAATTCTTTCTTGGGCACCCTTGGTGTACTGATTGATTTCTTCATCAGTGGGGTCCTCTACCTCACGGTCTAGAGGCTTGCGGCCTTTGTCCCGTTCCGGTGTGTCATCAATGACTTCAATCTCAAAGTCATCGTCATGTGATTCTTCTGCCTTCCCCTTATCTTTGTCTTCGATTTCATCGGGGAACTTAAATTCTTCGCCTTTAAAGTCTGCCATTTGTTTTCCTTTATGCGCGTGTTATGCCACGTGGATCATCCACAACTCCGTCAACCTGGTCATCATTGATGAATCGGAATTCGTTGCCGTAAATTTTGAAACGCGTACCTGCATAGGTACGAACCATGATGAAGTCTCCTTCCTTGCACCAAGGACCGCTAGGGAACTTGGCTTTGTCCTGATACGCATCTGGCCCAACCTTTAGAACAAACAACACGGTGGTCGCATGGTCTTCTTGTTTGGCATAGAAATCAGGACGCTCTAGATCGAGTTCAGTACCGTCAATCTTCTTAGAAGTTTGTGGCACACCACACAATATGCGATACCCAGAAGGGTTTGGCAACATCTGTGGCTTTTCTTCTTCTTTTTCAGGGGGCGCAGAAATGGGTTGCATTTTTACCTTGAAACGATCCGGAAGTATTAAATCACTCATTTTCTTTTTCTACCTTTTCTAGCAGGTCAAGTAATAAACCCTCTGCGATGGCTAGACCCGAAATCACCCCGCAAAGTTTTTGATATTGATCAAAATTTTGGCACTGACCTGTGGCTAAGTCGTCAGCGTAGTTGTTCATTTGGTCGCGTAATTGTTTGCGCAGCGCGCCTGCGAAGTTGACTATCATTTAGTGGGTTTCTCCTTTGGTGGTGTAGGGGGCTTCATCTCAGCCATCGTTTGATCGTGCATACGTTGCGCATCACTCTCGTATCCTTCATGTTGGTGCTGTGTCTTGTGTTTGTACAAGTCTGCCGCACGGCTCTTACGACCTTCTTCAAGCTGCGCTTGTTTATTAGCCGCATCAACTGCTATACGTTTATGGTCAGCCTGTATACGCTGTTTGTCCATACTCAAACGCCCGGCTTTCTCAATAGCACCAATGTTGATCTTGCGACCTTCCATTTCTTGACGTGCTTGGAACTCCTCAGCTTTAAGCTGCATAGACGCTTGAGCTTGAGCTTGTTTAGCCTCAGCTTCTTGCTGTCTTATATCCAACTCACGACTGCGCAACTTCAAGTCTTGCTGTTGCAACTGGACCATCGGGTCTTGCGCTTGTTGCTGTGCCTGCTGTTGAGCCATTTGTTGCTGGTTCTGCTGGAGCACCTTCTGCGCCGCCTGCGCCATCATCTGCGACATTTGGAACTCGACCTGCGGCGGGATCTTCTGGTCGTCATTCTCTGGTGGTATCGCCATACCCATCTGCGCCTCGATGCGCTTCTTGTATTCCAATCCTACGTGCTCAGCAATGTGAGAAGTCATAGCTCCTTGAATCTTAGGCGCATTGGGGTTTTGTCCGATCAACTGCATGATCATGGGGTCCTGCATCGCCGCCATGTGAACTTGTATGTGTGCCTGGTGGTCTTGGTACTCAAACGCTTTAACCGGCTCCATCTTTAATATAGATATGTTCTCAGACACAGGATCTGACGGTTTAATATCGTCTGGAAGTGGTACAAGTTTGTCTGCCCCTTTGATACCCATCACCTCAAGCATACGTCTGTGCAACTCTGGCAAGTCATAAATATCCGGTGCCATCTGCGCCATTTGAATCACAGATTGGTACTGCACAACGCGTTGCGACATGGTCGCCGCATTAGGATCACTAACGGGGATGATGTCTACTTCATCGTAGTCTGATTGCTTAGCCGTTTTGGACCCATACTCAGGTTCGTAGTCGTAATCAACAGGAGTATCTTCTTTGATCAGTGCGGCTAAGAGTTTTAACTCTTGTTTAAATGCAAAGTGCATGCGGGCTTGAACAGCCGACATGACTTTAAGTTGTCTCTCAAGCAAAGCCAGAGTAGTCCCCACAGGGGCCTGAGATGACATGTCCGATATTTGCATATCGGCGGTAGCTGCGAAACGTCTACCTTCTTCAACGATTTTCTCAAGTAATCCTGCCAGAACTGCACTGGGTTCTTTGTATGGAAGGGGGAGGATGTTGTCTCTTAGCGGACCTGACGCAATATCAACGTCCCGGAATTCTCCTGGTGCAATGGGAGTGTCATCACCCTTAATGCGAAGCCCACGCGATTTAAGTCCTCCGGGCAAGTTAGAAAGAGTTCCTGCGTCCACCAGTTGACGCATAATCGAGGTTGCTGATTTTGCAAATCCGCCGATGAGGTGGAAGAGTCCGAAGCCGTAGGCTCCAAATCCTGGGATGTATTGGTAGTGGACGAAGTGCTGTCGCTTAAGTCTGTTTTCATCGTCTTCCTTCCAGTTCCGGCGTATGGACAAGACGTCATTACTGCCTTTGATTAAGGTTACCACATATGGCAACGCAATGCCAGTTTGTTCGCCGTCTGCATTTGTGTCTTCGTAGCCCTTAAGATCTAGATCAACGTGAACTTCGTATATTACATAACGATCGTCATTTAAGTCGTTGAATCCAGTCTCTTGGTCTTTGGCTTTCTGAATATCATCGCGCAACTGTGTTGGGTCTGGCAACTCAAAATCCAGGTAAAACCCAGCTTTTTGTAGTTTAATAATCTCATTTTTGGTCTTGCGCATCACATGGGTCATGCGGTAACACGTATCCATATCTGTCGTTCCGTACGGCAGAATGATGTCTTCTGCGGGAACAAACATGGAAGTTTGGCGACCAAGGGTTATATCGTCATAGACTTTCTTAAATGCTGAGCCTGTTGCTGGGAGGCTCCAGAGCATGCGCTCGTGTTCAGGCCTAAACTCCACCATCACTTCTGTGAGTTCGTAGTTCATGTCGTCTTCGACACGGATCGCCGCTTCCTTTTTCTTAGGTGTTTCTTTTCCTAAGATTTTGGTACGAACAGGGCCTTGGGCGGGAAACATCTCGGTGATCGTTTCACTTTGGAATCGCACTACGGCTTCAGTAATCATGGGGTGGAAGACACCTGATGCTCCGTTCCAAGGCTCGGTTCTTTCTTCGTACTGGAGCCCCAGTAGCTTGAGCCCCATTACATATGCTTTTTCCCATTCTTTACGGGAACCTTTGTCGTTCTCAATATCAGACGCCAAGTCTCCTGTGATCGTAGCTAATTCATTCTCAGGAATATCCTCGGCTAAATTTTTATAGAAATCATCTTCACCGTCTGGTTTGATCTCCATCTCCAAGTCGCCTGCGTGGATCTTGACCGCTTCTGGATCTACGATCTCAATCTCAATGGGTTCATCAGTTTGCTCTGGGCCTGCGCCTTGAGAGTCTGAGTAAAGTGCTTTGTCTATATTGGTAGCCATTAGGGATCCTTATTTATTCAACGCGCGACATGAAGTTCGTCGCTTTTGCTGCTTCGTAATCCAAACCAAACTCTGAAAACGTTCTGTGAAGCTCAGCTTCATCTGGCGCTGGGTATGGCTTGGCGTCTTTTGTTTGCTCAACTAAGAGCTTGATGTGTATCCGAGTGTGCTTGAGGTACAGCCACGAAATTAAATCTCTGATTTTTTTATCTAAAAATTTGTACACCGCGATCTTAATAGTACGCATGTTGTCTCCTCTTAAAGTGAATGGGGTCATCGCGTTCGTCCGAGTCAAGCTGAACAAACCCGCCTTGTCTAAATCTCATTAACGCTTGCGTGGTCGTATCCACGTAGTCATCGTGTTCACCAACTGGAAATACTGCGATCTCCTCAATGACTTCTCTAGCCCAGCGTGTGTCTGGTGCCCACACGACGCCGGACGCAAACAAGTCGGCTACGGCATTTAACCTGACCATCTTGTCGTTACCTCGGCTTGGATTGGTTTCTTGTACAGGGATACCCATCGCTCTGAGCTCTTGTATCAGCGGTGCCCCGGAAGCTTTTTTCTCCACAATGAACGCGTCAGGTTCCCAGTTCTTGTAGTGTTTGAGTGCGGCTTGCTTCAAGTCCGGAAACATCATTCTATCCTTGAACGCATCTAATAATATGATGTGCGGACGCATCTTCTCGTACTCGTTGAAGAACACACCCCATGTTGTGCACGCTGAATAGTCAGAACTATTCTTGGTTTCATACGCCGTATCCCAAGACTGAATCACATATTCACACTGCGGAGGATCTTCTTTATCCCAAATTCTCCAAGATTTCCTAGGCACAATAGCCGACGTGTCCATGGTGGGCTGCTGCATGTACTGCGCGTTCCAAAACTTAGGATCAATCGACGCCTTTGTTGTTTTTAAAACATCTAGCTTCCACTGCTCAGGCCAAAGTGACTTCTCTTCGTCCGTGCCCTCATTCAATATGGCGGGTAGCTCCACCAACTCCCAAGGCAGTGAATCAGGATTCTTGATTTGGTAATCCAAAAGACGCCCCGTCAGGTCAAGCATCGACCAGCGGGTCATAATCACAATGATCGCGCCCCCTGGCATCAAACGTTGGAGCGGTCCTGTTTGGAACCAAGACCAGGCGGTATCAAAAGCCAGTCTCGAATTTGCTTTAACGTCCTGCTCGGAATGGGGATCATCAATAACAAACAAATCAGCACCGCGACCAGCAAGAGCGCCGCCAACACCAGCAGCATAATACTGTCCGCCAGCAGAAGTAGACCACTTACCAGCAGCTTTTTGGTCATCTGCCACGTTTGTTGCAGGAAAAATCTCATGGTATTCCTCAGAATCAATCAAGTTACGCACTCGGCGACCAAAATCCTCGGACAAACCCGCTGTGTGGGTGCCCATGATGATCTTTTTATCGGGGAATTTGCCTAGAAAGTAGGCGGGGAACAGGTAGGATGAGAACTCAGACTTGCCCATACGCGGCGCAATATTGATAATGACGCGCCTTTTTTTACCTTCAATCACATCGGTAAAGATCTTTGCCAGCTTTTTGTGGTGCGGGCCAATCTTAAACCCTGGGTACACCGCAGAAGCAAAACCAAGCATGGACTTTTCCGCAGAAGTCAGTCTTGCCCGGCGTTCTCGCACTTCCAAATCTTCAAACAGCTCCATCTTATCCTGAAGCGACATCTTGGGCAGCGCCTTCATCAGCGCTTGCAACTCAATCTTGCTGAGCGTCGTCAGATTCTGTAAGTTCATACTTGGCGCTAGTTGTTTCCACGATTAATGTGTCTGGGGATTGTTCAATATCAACGACATCCACCACTCCCATGAAGCGGTTGAGCTTTTCTTTGATACGTAATTCGAGTTCGGCGTCGGATAATTCGTCCTTTTTGATCTCGATTTTCTCTGTAAACAAGCCAACTTCGGTGACTTTTCCCAGCAAAGTGAGTGCTTTTAGTCTAATATTTGCGTTGGAATTCTTGGTTTCTTCGACGATTTTGGCGACTGTGTAGCCCCGTAATTGCTTAGCTTGCTCAATAAATTCCCAGTCATAAGCGGTCAACATGCCGGTTAAATGCCGTACGGCTTCTGGCGTTTTAATAGAAACAAGCGCTTCCTTGGAAGCTTCTTCGTCTGTAGTGGTGATTAACTTTTGGAATGTCTTTCTGGCGGAAGCTGTTTCGTTGGCTTCATCTATCTCGTCGTCCAGTGTGGCGCCAAGCTCAGCTAACCAGTCTGCCGTTTTTACTTGGGCGTCGAGTATCTGCTGTGCTGACGCGTCGTCCAGCTCAGTCAACCCTGACTTGGTGATGTCAGGCTCAAAGTGCACCAAATCTTCAAACATTTGCGAAGTCCTAAAAACTTTCGATGGGGCGAGTATATAATACTTTTGGGCATATGCGCAAGCATTTGCTTCTCCTCGGTCCCCGGACCTTTTGCCCCAGCTAGTCTGGGGTATTTTTTTGGTTGCGGAGGATGGATTTGCACCACCAACACTCCCTGCTTATGTGCCGGGGCTCTGACTGTTTGAGCTACTCCGCAGTATTGGTTGTTGGCGGCACTAAGTGGCTCCATGCGTATGCAGACTCTAGCGACCGGGCTCTCTCACTGCGGTTAACTGCCTTACTTTTCACCAACAAGAATGAAGACTACTACCTGTTATGCGCAGAGCAGGAAACCTGCATTTCTCGCAATCCTCATACTTCTTGGTAGGGGTAGTGTACCTCGGTTTTTTGTAATTTTTTAAAAAATTTTTGTGGGGGTGTATAAGGTTTTACAAAAATTCGATTTGCGCCTCACAAACAGTGTTCGAAAGAGGGTGGCATGGTGACCATGAAAGGGTCTGGTGGGGGTACGGTGGGGTTCAGCATACGCCGTATTTACGATTGTCAAGGGTATTTGGAAACGTGATGTGCTATAATAGAGCTATCGGTTGGTGTTCAGCCGATCTGTTCGCCCCACAGCTATGGGGCTTTTCTATTGGAGAATTAACAATGAAGAAATTCAATCGCACTCAACTCATTAAAGACTTAGGTATCTCTGAGACTATCTATGACAAAGCTGTCTCGGGTATTGTGATTGCGGACAATGTGTCCGCAATCGTTATGGCCAAGCTACTTGAGGCTGGCATAGGCACGAGATCAGAGGCGCGCAACTATGTTGTTATGTATGTAGCCGAGGCAACCAATGTGCAACCGTACTTTGGGCATAAGAAGTTCTGGACGTTTGGTAACGGCTCAGCACAAGATCGTAGGGTATCTCGCATACTCACAAAGATTTTTGGCGGAGAGTCCGAGTCAACGCCTAGTACATCACGCAACAAAGTAGACCTAGTAGTTGAGAAGTCTAAGGCTATTAAGAAGTGGGGGCTTACAAAAGCTCAGGCATTGCGTGCTGTTGAGCTTGCTTTTGCCAAGTGATTGCGGACACGATGTCCGCATCGTGTTTTTTCGTAACAGCGAGCGAGGGGTGCTTCGGCGCTGTTTTCTTTTCTGTCAACTAGGAGATCAAAATGAAACCTTTTAAGCAATACATTGATAAGCGTATCGAAACCCTCGAAAACTACGCAATGCTTTTATTTATGTCAGGTGAGCAACCAACGGCTTGGCTCAGTACGTCCGAGCAAATGTTCGTGGAAATCTTCGCGAGTCGTTGCGAGTACGAGCAGAAATTCAACCACTTTTTTAAGGAATAATCAACATGAAATACTGGATCATCGCTCTTGTATGGTGCGTAACCATACTAACCCTAACCTACTTCAAACTTTAAGGAGTGAACATGCTTGAAATTACCCGATACATACCAGAGCTAGATACCACGCTAGTAACCGTTGTGCCTATGCCGAGCGGAGATGTTACCGAATATCTACTGCACCGCTACGGTATT